CAACACTAGAATATTTTCCGCTAGCATCAATCAAATCAAAGTTTCTAGAAATTCCACTACTGGTTCTATTAATGGCTTTAACTTTTAAAATGTCCTGACTACTAGATAACGGCGCAAGATTATAGTCTTCTCCAGTTATCATTCTATTTTGTGTGTAGTATGTTGCAGGAGCATTTGCTCTAATAGAATCAGTTGTTTCTGCAGGGGCGGAAGAGGTTACAGTATATTTTAAACTCATACTGATTGTTAGTGTATGAGCAACTCCTACACTATTAATATACGGAATTGCAATAGTAATACCGCGCATGTCCGATGGCGCAATCGAATATGACAACCCGTTACTTACACGATAATATACTCTAAAATTACCTTGAGGTAACTTTCCATATACTCCATCAGAAAACAATAAATCTACTTTGTCATTTTCTTTAGTGTTAATAGCATAGATGGTTTTAATCTGATTGGTTAAGCTGTTATAAGCAATGTTGTTGCCCACCAATGCAGGAACTTGTGTCCACTTTGTTGTTTGAGCACCCGTTGATGATAACGAATATAACCATAGATCGTCATTGTTGATTCCTTGAGCATCAACTGATACCTTTTCATTTGTGGTCGGAACTGAAATAGTGAAGTTGGCAACTTCTAAACTACCCTGCTTGAATAATAAGAAAAATCCATTATTGGCGCTTGCTGGGCCTTTGCTATCATTTTTATATACGAATCCTAACTGATTTGCCGGAAATGGTTCTTCTTCGTAAATTTCTTCTTCACCAACAAACGATGTACTGACTAACTCAAAAGCCATTCTGCGACTAGCAACTGTTTTAGTGAATGAATAAATTGGTACGTCGGTTGATGCAGTTCTAAATCTATATTGATCGGTCTGTATTCCTTGAATAAACGATGTTCCTTGACTACGACCAAATTCTATATTATTAGCCATTGAAGCGTTTAAGATTAGCAGGAACTGTTCGTTCCAACTGGCATTAGTTGGATCATTCCAAATAATTACTTGTTGAGATAAATTTTTTCCGTTTCCGTCAAGGATACCTTCGGTAGTACTAATTGTGTCAAATTTTAAAAGTCCTTTTGCTGGAATATTGCGTTTGGCATTGTAGCCTAACATTCGTGCAAGACGCAGGATGTTTTCTTTACGCTCTGCAAGCTCAATGAAATTCTCACGACTGGCCAAGTCGATACGGAAACTTAAACTTTGTCCTAGGAAAGCAATAGCACAGCGTTCTTAAATGTCTGGTAGATGCGTTTCCAGTCTTCGTTTAGAATTAAATTGTTTTGTCTTGTTGTTGCTGTCATTTTACCTACCTATGCTGTATTTATTGTGGAAAATAAACTGCTCAGATAATAGTTCGATTGCTTCTGTCGAAATCAAACTTCAGCCTTTCATATAAATTAAAAGGCAAATATATCAGCTCAGCTTCTATTCTTATTCCTTGATCTGTACTGTCTACTATTACAGAATTTACTGCAATTCTTGGATCATAATTGATTATAGCTTGAACATCATCGGAAATCATTTTTTTAACTTCTTCAGTAAATGGTTCGAACAATAGATCCCAGATTACAGTTCCAAAGTCAGGATTTTCTAATTTTTCACCTTTGCGAATATAAAAATGATTTAGTAAATCCTGCTTGACTAGGTCAATATCAAACAGTTTAAAACCTGTTTTTGTTTCACTACTACTGAATCCTTTATAGGTAAAAGCTGATATGCTTTGATTTCCAATAGAAGCGGTATTAGATGCTACTGTTTTTTGATTATATAATTTTGCCATTATGTTACGTCCCTATCTGTATTGTCTGGAGTATAAAACGTCGGAGAAAAGTTTTCATGTTGCGGCCACGGTTCGTGCATTGGTATTCGTTTCATAATGCTCTTTAGCGGATCTGCTTTCAAGTATTTGGTTTTAGACCAATCTAGTGAACCGTCTGTGACGATATTATCGTTTAATGTTAGTGCTATGCTTTTTGTTGATTTGATTGCTTTTGCAGCGGCAGGGCCGTTCATGTTAATCCTTCCTGCTGTTTCTGTGTGATTTGCACTATTGATATTTGTGTTACCAGTGGCTGTTATGTTGGCATTGCCTGTGGCATTTAGTTCGATGTTGGTAGTTGCTGTGACATTAACCGCCGTTGTGGCATTGACGTGTACTGCTCCTTTAGTTGTTAGAAATCCATCACCGTCTACTACAAATTCTAAATTCTTTTTAATGTCTGCATGAAGAGTTCCTGTTTCAGTTCTCATGTTTATGTTACGGCCTGCTTCTAGATTAATGTCTCTATCAGCACGTATGTTCAGATCAGTTCCGGTATGGATGCTGACACTGTCTTGAGCATAGATATCAATCTTGCCATTGCTGGTCATTTCAATCCAAGTTGTTCCTCTAGCGTTGCCAATGTAAATTAAATCTTCACTATTATGTAACAGTATTTGATGCCCAGTTCTTGTACGAACTCTAAAATATTCGTTATAAGGAATATTAGGATCGCCTTTTTCTCCAGCTAAAACATCTGCATATTCAACAGCGCCTTCGCTTGCTGGAGTTTTACGTTGGTACTGATCGTCTCCGTCGTCCATTACAAACTGTGTACCACCTAATCTGCTAACCGGAACAGGAGTAGGGCTATATGAATCTTGTCTACCCACGTAAGATCGTTTGGCTCCGGCTCTCTTATCTAATGGTCCGGGTGTACTAATACCAAATACCATGTTAGGAATATCTCGACGCACTGAGGAATTTGTCACGCCTCGAACATCGTCTTCGAGTGTTCCTTGTTCTAAAAATCTATCTGCAATTGGATGTACTGGTCTCTTAATTTTGTCAACACTTGCACCTTTAGTAAGGTCGTTGGCTTTTCTATTAACTTCAGCAACTGGTAACTGGGCCGTAGTTGCATACTTGGCTTTATCTGCAGGACTAATGTCAACTTGACTTGCTCCGCCAATTGCCGGTATCATGTTGTTTGCAAATTTAGACGGGATGCACCCTATCCAGTATCCCTCTGACGGGTTTCCGTCAATAAACATAACCATGACTGTCACACCTACATCGGGCGGAACAAACCACATGCCATAACTTTTTTGTGTATCGTTATACGCATCAGCATTTCCTGTATTTGTGCCCATAAATTCATACGACGTGCTTCCAAAGAACGGTGTCATATATTTGACTACATATGTTTGGCCGTCTGCCCCTACTGAGTTTCCCTGATCGCGAAGCAATGTTACTTCTAGACTAGACATAAATGATGGGTCAAGATGACTCACTACCTTTGCTAGATAAGGCCCTGTGCCAATTCCCGATTTAGCCTGGGCCAGTTGTTCCGAACTTCTTCCTTCTATTGCCATATATTATCCGTAAAAATCGTTGAGATCATCTGGTGGAGTGAATCCTTCATCAGCCAATACTGTGTCATCAATTGGAGATGTTGGACTTTTCTGTATACCGTCAATCGCTTTCAATGCCGAAGTAGCAGCACTTGTTGGTACTTTGCCTTGGAAGTCGCTAGCTTGCAACGGCATTCTAATTGCTTTAAGACTTTGCTTGAATACGCCATCGTTCACTATATGTTCTACTTTGATCACTTTATAAATTCCGCTAAACGGACTATCTGCTTTGTCAACAAACAAATAATCGCCGTTGTCCTCTTTTGGTTCAATTGGACTTCTAAATCTTAGATACACAAAAGAGTCGCCTGCTTCATAATTAACAGACCCGTCAGCAGTTGATAACGATGCAGGATCTGCGTCGGCAATATACCCACCAACTCCACTATCAGACAACCAATAAGAATCTCCTAGGATATCAAAATTAATAGAAATTAAATCAATAGTATTGTCTACAAACGCCTTATGAAACTGTGTTGCAATATCAGTGGCAGTGGTAATATTTCCCGAACCTCCCATTAGCTTTTTAGAAGCTGCGGGATCGGGTTTAGCTGAAGGTGTACCTGTTGGTGAGAATTGAGTTTCTGGACCGGCAGTTCCTGTTTCAATTGTTGATTTTTCAATATCCTCATTTCCAGCACTGTTGATATCTCGGTTAGTGGTTCTGCCGCCGGTGCCGTCTGATGTTGGAGCAATAGCAGTATAAAAAGCATTGTTAATTTGTATATCAAATTTTATTAAATCGTTATTTTGTCCAGTATAGATATAATCATACTGTTTAACAATTTTATCAGTTAACTCAGGATAACCAACAGGTGCAGATGTTGGGTTAGCAAACACTGAACTGTGTACTCGATATGGCATTATTCGAATAATTAATTTTTTAGCTTTTTTATTTCTTGCAGTATCGTTTCCTAAAAACTGAACTTGCATGTCAATTCTAAAC